TATTATCAGCTAATGTTTTCATTCCTTCAGCAGTTGCAACAACAGCTTGAGCAAGTTTTGTTCCTATTTCTACTGCAACCCTATCTAATGTTTCAGCATTTTTTTCTAAAAATTTATCTAAATCTCCAAATTGTCTTTTTAATTCTGCAAAGAAACCAGCATCTAATAATGTTTTCTTAAAATTAAATACCTTATCACCAATCATTGATAAAGTTCCTTCAAGTGTTTGTGCTAATGCATCAGTAGTTCCACCAAACTCTCCTCCTTCACCAAATACTTCATCAAATCTTTTTATTGTTTCATTAATAGATACTGTTGCACCAGCTTTAAAACCAAGCATGGCTCTAACACCTCTATCTCTAAATAAATCTGCCGCTCCAATACCAGCACTAAATGATCTTTGTATTTGTTCTGCTGTAGTTCTAAAATCTAAACCAGTTGCCGCCGCTACATTACCAGTAATTTCTAATAAATCTGATAATTCTTCAGCATCTTTTGCAACAACAGCTAAGTTTCCAGAACCAGCTTGTATTTCTTGTAAACTAAAAGGCACTTTAGAAGCAAATTTTGCCATTTTATCAAAGGCTTTTGCTCCTTCTTCAGCACTACCAAATAAAAATTTTAATCTTACTTGTAACCCTTCTATTTCTTTTCCTGTATTAACAAGATTACGAATAACTAAACCAGCACCTAAACCAGCTAATGCGTTTCTTACATTAAATACAGATTTTTTTACTCTATCTAAACTACCTCTGACTCCTTGTAAGGCTCGTTGCGATTTATCCTTTGCAACTATATCTATATTAACTCTTTTTGTAGCCATTAGCGGTTCATCATTTGTTGTTGTTTGGCTTTATCATGTTGTATTTCAAAATAAGCCAACCACATATTAAACTCTTGAACTGGCATTTGCAATACATCTCTAATAGACATATGCAATCGTTCAGCTAATGCTATGATAGAATATAGTTCTGGATCAGAATTTACTTTTTTTTAAGGTCTTGAATACTGTCTTGTGCAAGTATCTCTGAAGCAACTCTAGAAATAACATCAGTATCTGCTTTAATTTTAAACTTAGGCTTGTGAGATAGATCAAACATTTTCTCACCGCTTTTAGTTTCTGATTTTTGAATTATAACATCTACTAATACGTTTAAATCTGAATCGTTAGCACCCTTAAATATTCGTGCCTTTTCATTCATTGTAAAAGGGCGAACATAAATTGCTTTTTCGCCCTCTAAACCCCATTCTGGTACTTCTATTATTTTAACTTCTAAGCTATCAAAATGACTTACGACACCTTGAAAGTAATCAATTTTTTCTGGCATTTAATCCTTATGATACTGTGCTATGCGTTACTCCACCACTAAACTGAATATTGAGTGTTCTTGAAATTATTCCGTCCATTGTTACAGCCACATCAGCACCTGTTACAATTCCAGTACCATTGTAGTATTTATCACCACTATCTGCACCTTCTGGGTATAATTCAATAGTTGCACTTGAACCAACATCTAATGCTTCTTGACCATTAGTATCTGTTTCGTCCCAATGTGCTTCAATAGTTGCTGTAGCGTCACCACGCAATGCAACATAAGATTTTTTAGAATCAGTTAAAGACGTATCTTCTACTGTGTCTTGTGTTTCGTTCAACGTGAAGCCCGTGACCTCAGCTACAGTCGCTGATCCCACTTTTACCACCCCACTGGTTCCAACATGAGTTGCCATAATCTACTCCTCGTTTGTTTCTTCAGTTTCAACATCAACTTCAACTTTTTTTGCAGTTGATCTAGAAACTTTTTTATCAATTTTAAAACCATTTGCAAGATATTTATCTAGCTTGTCGTCTGGTATCTCTATCTGGTCTTTGCCATCTGGAAAATATATTTTAATTCTTTTAGCCATTATGCAGTCCCCCTTACAAATTCATATAAAACTCTTACAACAATTCTTATACCACCATAAGGAAAAAGTACACCTTCATCAGTATTGGCTTCTATTACTTGAGTATTTAAAGCATTACCATTTCTTGTAATGTCAGCATCTAAAGTTTCCTCAATAACTTCTATGAGTTGATTGCGTAGGGTATCTATGTTGGCTGTTGTGCCTTTAACAAAGCCTACGATTAAGAAATCTATAGTTCCTTGTCGTTTTCCTGTACCTACATCACCTAATGAAAGCATTTCTCTTGTTTCATCACCTGTTTGTACATATGCAGATGGAAACTGAGCATTACTTAATTCTTCTGGTTCAAAAGGTTCTCTTTTAATTAACTTTAGTTCAATAGGGCTAGAAACAGCGTCTAATTTTGTAATTATATCTCCAGCAATACTTTCTCGTTTACTCATAATCTAATAGCCTTGTTAAATATCTCTCTTATCTTATCTTCATCTCTTCGTCCAATAGCAAAGAATGGTCTTTGTGGCATTTTACCATGTCCTGTATCATGGAAGAAAGCCTTTTTATTTTCTTCTTGTCTGCGGAAAAATAATGTTGCTTTATTTCTTGTTGCTTTAAAAGTTAATGATCTAAACATTCTACCAGTATCAGTTAAATCTACGAATGATATTTGCCTTCCTCTTTTGGCTCTGTCTTTTCTTGCTGACTTTGAATAAGGTCTAAATCTACCTCCATCTGGCATTTGACCTTTTTGTGTCTTATCCGTTATTTGTTGAATACCATAAGCTGACGCTTGAGATAAACCTTTTTGAATATTGCTTGGTATTTTTCTTTGTAAGGATTTAATGTAATTAGTAACTTCTATTGTATTAGCTGTTACTTTAATATCTGCGACCATTACCTAACAAGGCGTAAATTATGTATAGGCTCTTTTTCTGTTGCTTGAACAGTTCCGTCAGAATTTTCGTCATAGTCTATTCCGTCACGCAATATGGCTTGAAACTCTTCTGCATATCTTGATCTATAATAATCTATTTGAACTTGAAAACTATCTTTGCCTTCACCTGTATCTGGGTCACGCCATTTAGTAAGCTGGGGAAATATATAATCTGCAAAAGCCTTATAACAAGTTGCTCTTCTCCATTGTGTTGCTGTGAGTTTAGAGTTTGTCATTTCTATTGATGTAACTTTAGTTATATCTTTATAACGTACTGTGTGGCGGTATTTTTCCCACCATTCTTCTCTAATTTGTCTTAAAACATCATCTTCAGCGTGTTGTAGTTGCGTATCCCATGAAGCAATACCATAAGCCGCTATATCTGGCTGGTATTCTTGCAAATGAGATAATGCTACACTAAAAACAGTTGTTGTCATTATCTACCTAAACATTGACCATTACAATTACACATCTTTAACTCTTTTCTTTTTTTTAGGTGTACTCTTTTTTTCTTCACTATACAATTTAAAACCTCTGTACTCCCACATCTTTTGATTTTTTTCCCAATCTATTTCTGGGCGTTCTATTATCTTTGAACCTCTAACTAATTTTATCATCATAAACTCCTATAAATAAAGGGGGTTATTAAACCCCCTTGTATTAATTAATTATTGGATAGAAGAGTCTGCGATTACTTCAATTCCGTAAGAATCATGTAATTCACCTACACCATAAACTGCTGTAGCTACAATCTCATCTGCTCTTAGAGAAGCATCTCTTTGAGTTTCAATCTTAATGTCTTGCATCATTGCTAGACCTAAAGCGTCTTTGTGGAACATTCCGCCTTTGTAATCTCCAGCAGTTCCAGTATTTGACATATTACCTGTTTCAAATATTTTGATACCAGCAATCTGACCAATGAAACCATTTCTCAATGCTTCATTTGATAGATCAGTTGATAGACCAGCAAAAGTATTTGTTAATCCAGATTTTAAGTCATAAGCTACTTTAGGGTGCAACACACAATACGTTTCATCAACTGGCAATCCAGCCGCTCTTAAAGTTGAAGCCGCATTAAATATAGTTGCTGGTGTTAAAGCCGCACTATCAGTTCCAACCGCAGTTGAAAAACCATCAAATAGAGCAAGTAAGTCTTGATCCATTTTTTTTGCGATACCTTCACCAAATAATCTACCAATATCAGCCGCAACATTTCTTGGTGCTGAATTTCTTGCTA